CTTACGAGCGGCCTTCTATTTATCGGGACAATCCAACATCATTCTGATAAAATAATAACTTACAACAGAGGAGAAGTGACGTGACTGAAGAAGAATTGATCGCCCACATCCGTGCATTGCTCGGTAATGTAGGAGAGGATGTATTGCCGGACTCCATTATCACTATGTTTATAATGAAGTGGACGATTGCTTTAGATCTTGAAAAGTATCCCGAGCGCTTCAACCTTATGGTTTATAATACGGTTGTTGACTGCTTGCGTTGGTTAATATTCCAAGAAGTTTCAAGTGGTAATGCCTCAATAACTGAACGCTTTGAAAAGATCGGTGATGAAACAATCTCGATCAAGGGCGGCAGCGCATTTAAGAACTGGCAAGACCTCCTTGACTGGTTGTTATTGAATCCAGACTATATTGATCCGAGCTTAAACATCGTAGGGAATCTGGTTATTGTCGGCGGCGTCCGCAACGATGAGTTCTGTCGAGTGAAGAACAACCCCAACTCACGCAATGGGTACAGCGAGCAAGGATTGTTCCCACATTGCCGTGGGTATTCCTGTGGATCCGATAACCGTGTAGGTCCTTGGGGAGTCCGTAGGGGTGTCACACGAAACCGTTGATTTTGCTACCCTATTGTGGTAAAATAACCTAATTGAGGGGAATGATGAGATTTAAATCTAAACAGGATTTATCTGCCCTCACTAAATTCCACAATCAACTCAAGCAGTTATCCGGTTTAGAGGTCACATACGGTTATTATGACGATGAGACACACTATTCCGGATTGACTATGGCCCATCTGGCGGCTATCCATGAGTTCGGTTGGAACAACCTCCCAGAAAGAAACTTCATATACAGCACTCAATTATCGTTCAGAAATGATTTAAATAAACATATTAAGTCTTTGATGAATGATATTATTGCAGGTAAGGGTTTCACTTCAGGATTAAACCGGATAGGTAAGTCAGGCGTTGAGGCGATTAAGTTCACTATTGACGCTGGCACCTTCTCGAATAATAAGGTTTCTGATAACTGGGCTAAGGTCAAAGGCTTTAGTGATGCAATGATTCATTACGGCGATCTGCAAGACGCTACCAAATTCAAAGTTGGTCAGCGCACAGAGGACTAAGAGGAGACTACATGGCGGGCTACGTACTTATCGGTAAGAACCGATTAATACCGAGAGTCACTTGTCAGGGTCGCCACCGAGCTTGGAGCAAGACAGACCCAACTGACATCTTCGTCAACGGAAGCCGTACTGTGGCATTTGAAGACTTTGATGCATTAGAGTGTGTTGTTCAACCAATGCGAGGTAAAGCGGCCCGCGATCAGAATAACCAGTTAGCCGAAGAAGGTGAGCGTGATTATGACTCTTACACTGTCTACACCAGTACAAGATTACTTAGTGCGAGAGAAGGAACAGATAAACTATCTGACCAACTCTTACTGACAGATTCTTATGGAGAACTTACTTGGTTCACGGTGATGAAGGTTGACGCCTACCCAAGTTCAGGTGTCTCAAGATTCCGTTGCTACCTAATTGCAGTTCCTGAAGGAACAGAAGGGGGTATGTAATGGTATACACCGACTCCGATGCGGCATTTAAAGAGCTCACCCAATTGGTAGGTAAATTCGCTAATGAGGCAACCGGAAGAAAGGTTGTTCTGGCAGGTGAAGATATCATCCCTAAAGTTGAAGGTGAGTTTATTCTTGTAGACCTCTCACAAGCTGACCAGCTAGACTGGACAACTTTGGAGCAGACAGATGAGAATGGTAGATTCTTAGCGATCCACAACTATTATGTAACTTACACACTGACAGCTTATCGCGGAAATGCCGTCCAGTCACTTACTCGGATGCTACAGCGTTACAACTTGTCATATGTGTATAATGAGTATTTCCCAGACTACTCTGCATTTGCTTATTCGTCTTCATCCTCTATTGCTCGTATCAAGGTTCCTTTGAACCAACAATACTACGAGATCCGTGCCCGTGTCCAGTTAAATTTCAACGTTTCATTTATGGAAAGCGATACTGGAATTTATGAGGATCTTAAGGCAGTTGAGATGAACGTCACAGCAACTGACGACAGGCATACAGTCCTTGATAATTTCAAGGTTAATGTTGACCTAGAGAAGGATGCAAGCAAATTTAAGAATAAGATTTCTAACTCGGTTATTGATAAGCCACCTTATCAGTGATCACACCGTTGGCACTAGGGTGCCTTTCAATAATCGCCTGAAAGAGGAAATGAGATGGCTTACGAAGATAAGGTAGTTGATGTCACGGTAACACTTGGCACTCAACCTATTAGCCGTGTGGGATTTGAAACCCCATTGTTTATTGCAATGCATGACAACTTTGCAGAACGTTCACGTTCTTACAGCTCAACAGCTGAGTTAGAGTTGGACGGATTCGCAGTTGGTTCTCCAGCATACCAGTTTGCCACCTTGGCATTCTCTGGTGCATTCGCCCCGAGCCGTGTTACGATTGGTCGAACTTCACTGGAAGCAACTGTTGTAGATTTCACTGCCGAAGTTAACAACGAAGATGTGGCCTTGAATATCTACCTTGGCAAGATGAAGAAATCCATCCGCGCCGCAGTAATCGAAGGTGTGACAACTCCAGCTCAGATCGTTACCGCTCTCTCTGCTGCAATCGCTGCTGATGACGACCTGAAAACTGTTCTGACTGCAACGGTTAAAGATGTCACCAAGTTGATGATCAAAGGTACTGAACCATTCTCTGTTGGTGCTGATGCTGGTAACTTCACAATCTTTAACAGCTCTACTGAGTCAGTATCTACCGTAATCAGTGAGATCCAAGACGAAGATAACGATTGGTACTTCCTGCACACCGAATCGCACGTAGCTGCTGATATCCTAGCCGCCGCCGCATTCGCCGCTGCAAACTTCAAGTTGCATGTGTACTCCACAAATGATGCATCTATGAAGGCACCAAACAACGTTACCACTTCAATTGCTGACCGACTGAAAGCGTTGTCTTACGACTCACTGGGTATGTATGACCCACGTGCTGACAAAGACTTCCCAGAAGGTGGTCTGGTTGGTGCGATGTCTTCTAACGACCCATCCTACGGTGATAGCTTACACCTGAAAGTGTTGAAGGGTGTTACTGCTCCAGTTCTTGGCACTTCAGAACGTAGCCGCATCTGGACTCGTAATGCTAACTTCTATCGTACCCAGTACGGTGTTGGCGCATTCTGGGAAGGTAAATGTTCTTCTGGTCAGTATGCTGACGTTATCCGCTTCTCCCACTGGTTGAAGTTCCGTATGGAAGAGTCAGTATTCTCCTACATGCACCAGCGCTCAAACATGGGTATGTCCATGAAGATGAGCGACGATGACTTGCCAAACCTGAGCACTGTGATCCTGAACGATCCTATTAACGTAGGTATTCGTAATGGTTCCATCTTAACCGGATATGATGAGGAAAACAAGGTCTTCTACGACCCAATCATCACCATTCCAAAACGAGCTACAATTCCTACTCAGGACTTGGCTAACCGTATCCTGAAAGATATGAAGGTTGATCTGGTTTACAACACGCCACTGCACTTTGTCCGTATCCGTGTAGCTGCTAACTTGGACCGCATCACTGGGACCTCCGCTTCAGGGCAGACTTCATTTAACGCAGGAGCATAATAGATGCAAACTCAGATTATCACACCACGCGCTTACGACCCACAGAAAGTTCGTCTATTCCTGTTCGCACAGCGCGTTAGCGGTTATGCCGCAGATACCAAGATTAAGGTATCCCGTAACGAAGATAACGCCATCCCTCACGTAGGTGTTGATGGTGAAGTCTCTGTAGCATTGTCCCGTAACCAATCTGGTGTTGTTACTGTCTCCTTGCAGAACACCTCTCCTTGGAACGGTATGCTGGCTAACTTCCAGAAAGCTGCTTCTGTTACTGGCCTGATCTTCTTCCCAGTAAACCTCGTAGGTTCTCAGGGCATGTCCCTGTCAACTTACGGTTGGATCCAGCGTCAGCCTGATTTGTCCTACGGTACTGAAGTTGGTCAGATGGACTGGGAAATCGGCGTAGTTGACGCATGGCTTCACCCAGACGAACTGGCAGGCATCTTCGGTCTTGCTGGTCTTACTGGCCTGAGCTTCTAAGATAAAACGTGAGCCACAAGGATGTGGCCTTATTCACGCAACAGGATAACCAATTCAAGACACAGGAGTGTACACGAATGTTTGCTAAGATTCCACAGACAGTAAAAGTAATTGGTAAGAATGAGTTTATCATTCACCATTGGTCCCCTACTAAGGCCATGATGAACCTACCTAAGATTGGACGCTATTTGGCGGTTCCTATCTCTACATTAGCGGGCTCTGCCATCTCCGGCGGCGCTAACTTTGAAGATGCGTTACCTAAAGCAATGATTTACCTGTTCAACACCCTCGAAGAAGACGGTGAAGAGCAAGGCGTTATGCGAATGATCAACCTGATCCTAGAGAACGTTGAATGCAACAGCATGGGCGGCGGAATCAACATTGATGAAGTCTTCCAAGATGACCTTATGGGTATGATGACTTTACTGGGAGAGGTTCTTAAAGCGAACTATGGCTGTTTTTTCACGAAAGACGGTTTCGCGACCCTTCCGAAACTTCTGGCTCAGTTCGGTCTGGTGAAACAACTGGACGAGATGGATCAGGATCAGGAATAAGTCAATCGTCCAATAAACGAGTGAGCGATCCTGTACTGAGAGCTGTGAAGTATTCCAAAGAACACTCAACGCTTGGGTGGTTTGACTGGATGTATTGCCGAGTTCTGAAGAACTTTAAAGGTGAGAATAGGTTGAGTCTTGAAACTGGGGATATGGCCTATCTCCTGAAGCTTAACGAATATCTCGACATAGAGAACTATATCACCGAAACGGATCAAAAGGAACAGGACGCTACACGTGCGACGGCGAATGCGAATACGCCACGCAGAAGATAACGGTAAAGGCCAAGATCTTTAATAAGGTCTTGGCCTTTTTACTTTTGGAGAGGATGATGGCAGGTGGAAACCAAGTAGTAACAAGTACAGTCAACAAGGTTATCTTTGATGTTGACAACACCTCTTATGGCAAAGCTATCAAGGCCATCAAGAAGGTTCAGCAGACATGGGAAGGTGGGAGTGCTAAGGGTGCCAAAAACGATCCTGTTAAAAGATTCGTTAAAACCTCCACCGATATCGACAAAGTAAACCGCCGTTTAGCTGAGACACGTAAACGAGAAGAGAAGAAAGCTTCTGATTACAGAATGGCACTTCACAAGAAAGAAGTCAAGAGCGCCGAAGCTATTCGTAAGCAAGCTGCAACTCGATTCAAGCAACACGTTAAAGGGATGACGAATAAAGACCACGACATCTCTGCAATGCGTAAATTCTACATGGCCCAGCAACGTGAAGCCAAGAAGGCTGGTAATACTCTTGGAGCTCCGACAGGACGCCGTAACCCACCACCAATTATCACACTACCTTCTGCAATTGAAGGTCGTGGTACTGGTATGGTCGGTGATGCTAAGAAAGCTTCACAGTGGGATCCTGAAAGAACTCGCCGCCATGATGAGAGATATGGTCCTCATGCGGCTAAGCCAACCCCTGCACCTAAACCAGCTCCCGCTCCAAAACCTAAAGCTCCCAGCCCAGCTGAACTAAAAGCTGCACGTGGTGCTCGTTCACGTCAGGACGCTGTAGATGTTCAGGACGTTCGTTTACGTTCTAAGTATGGTGCCAACTACAGCTCACAGCTTAAAGGACTTCAGTCTTTACGTAAAGAGTTCCTTGCTGGTAGTATGAGTGCTGCTAAGTACCGTGCATCCGTTTCTGCACTGGAAGGACAATTCCGCAAAGCACAGAGCGGCGCGATGAGTCTAGGTGGTGCAATGGGGACCCTCCGTTCCTCAATGGTAGCTGCAACCGCCTCCTATGGTGCATTTGCCGCAGGTAAGTCTGTCTTACAGCAGGGACAGTTCTTTCAAGGATTGGAGGCCACAATGTTGATGGTTTCTGATTCCTCAGAAGAAGCTGGTAAGCGTATCCAGTTCGTTAAAGACCAATCCATGCGTTTAGGTCTTAGCCTTAAAGAAGCCTCTCAGGGCTACGTACAGATGTCCATCGCAGCAGATGGTGTGTTGAGTAAGACACAGAACGATGACCTGTTTAAGGGCTTCTCAGAGTACGCTACGGCACTTCAGGTTGACCCAGTTAAATACCAACGTGGTATCACTGCAATCCAGCAGATGATGGGTAAAGGCCAGATCATGGCTGAAGAATTAAAGCAACAATTAGCAGAGGGAATTCCGGGTTCGATGCAGGTTTTTGTTAAAGCTGCACAGGAAGCTTT